GTAGGGTGGCGACAGCCACCCTATCACGAAGCAATCCCGCTTCATAAAAGAGGAAAACAAAATCATGAAAAATCCATTTGGAAAAACTACAGACTTCGACAAGCCTCACGCAATCTATAAGGGTGGCAATGGCTTTGAGTGGAGGATACTCAAAACTTATAAAGCTCCAGATAGTGAGGCTAAAGATCAATACGCGCGATGGTTCACTTCTGCCACTTCCGATATGATGCAAGGTGGTGGTTATGAGATGGGCGATGCATACGCTAAAGATATCAAAGAGTATGGGACGTTAGTCTTTGCCACTAACGAATGGGCGGAACATTATGGAGCACCATATTCATATGAGAGTGGAGTAGCTAGATAATTTCGAAGTAGAGCGGCTTCGGTCGCTCTATCACGAAGCAATCCCGCTTCATAAAAGAGGAATATTAATCATGACTAAAGTATACACAGTAGAAGAGCATTTACCTGAGTTCCGTTTTAATCTTGTTTGGATTGCCGACACTTTTGAAGATGCTCAATTTGAAGCGTTAGATCTTGTTAATGGGACGCACACGGGTGAAAGCGAAGGAAAACAAACAGACAGCTACATAACTCACGATGATAATCGAGCTTGGGTTTTCGGAAATGAAAGCACTAATAGGTATGCAATAGTTACCCAATGGCATGTATCTGTTACAGATAGGAGGTTAGCAAACGATTGATAGTTTCGAAGTAGGGTGGCGACAGCCACCCTATCACGAAGCAATCAAGCTTCTAATAAAAGGATAGTAGAATGAACTATAAAGACTTCATGGAAGCACTGGGTGCGCTCGCAATATTCGTTACCTTCATTGCTTTAATATATATATTCGCTGGTCTAGCCGGAGGGCTAGATCAGCAATACCCTGGGTAACACACATAAAAAAGAAAAAAGGCGCAAGGCGCAAGGCTCGAGGACCAGGCGCAAACACATTGAAAGGAAGAGGGCGCAAGGCCGCAAGGCCGCAAGGACCAGGCCGCAAAGTAACCAGGTCCAAACCTAATTAAAAACTTGCAATTTAAGGTTATCACCCTATAATGGGGTCACTAATATTAACCAAAGAAAGGCTACTAATCATGACTAATCAATTTACATTTAATACCCAACGGCAATATTCTCCAGAGGGTCAAATTATTAACGTCATTTATAATAATGATAATACCGCGCATTTCATGGATACTACGCGCGGCCTTACCGGAACTGTGAATCTTTCACAAAATACAGTTCTTTCTCCAATTACTGTGCAAAGTGCAATCATGGCTCTTTATGATTTAGGTAAATATGAATGGCTATCTGAAAAAGATTTTAAAAAGAAATGGGAGGTTTAAATCATGACTAAATATAAAGAATCACAAGAGGCTTTTGAACACGCACTAGCAACTAGAGTATTAAACGAAGAGGACAACAATTACTATTTTATTGGTGATTGGATGTTTATGCAAACAGTGGGTGAACTAGATCACTTTAAAAACTCTCATACAAAAGAGTATATTAAAATCCATCATAGCGACCAACGCGAAACCATATTAAGCAAAGAGGTTTAAATCATGACTAAGCAACTAAGAGCTGGAATTATATACAGAGGCGCGTCACAAATTGACGGGCTTCCAATTGTTGCGATTGCTACATATAGCGACCGAAACACGAAGACGGGAAAAGTCTTGCAAACTTATATTATTCGCTCGGATATGTCCCCATTAGAGGCAAGCAAGTCCGGACAAGATTTTTCTATTTGTGCAAACTGTGTTTTTCGTGGGATTGCAAACAGCGACCCCAAGCGCAAACAAGCAAAAAATCGCAAGTGTTACGTTAACCTAGGACAAGGTCCAACAATTGTTTATAAATCTTTTAATCGTGGCGTTTATCCAATGGCTGCAAATCAAGAAAACCGAGTTGAACTAGGAAAGAATAGAGTCGTAAGGCTCGGAACATATGGCGACCCGGCCGCTGTTCCCTCTCACATTTGGGATGAACTATTGACCGAGTGCCAAAGTCATTTAGCCTATACGCACCAATCTGGATTCCGTCCGGATATCACAATGCAAAGCGCGGATACGCTAGAACAAGCGCAAGCGCATTGGGCAAAACGAGCGCGAACTTTTAGAGTTATAGATTCGATTGACGAAATCGACAAAGCAAACGAGATACTTTGTCCAGCAAGTAAAGAGGCCGGTCGTCGCGTCCAATGCGTCAAGTGTCAACTCTGTAGCGGATTGACTAGCAACAGCAAAAAATCTATAGCAATAGTGGAGCATTAAACGCCTCGGCCTAGGTAGTTGTCATGATCTACCTAGGTCAACTCGCCAGGTCCATTTGGACCTGGCACTCTTTTTTTCTACATATATAAAAAGAGAAGGGCGCAAGGCGCAAGGCGCAAGGCGCAAGATCAGAGAAGCAAAGGGCGCAAGGCCTTGAATAAGGACGCAAGATCCTCGAACCTTGAACCACCGCAAACCAGTCCTTGGTTCATCAGTTCAGCCCCACGATTACCCCCAAACAAATATAGGTCGGAGGAAGAGGCTTGCTCGACCAAGTAAAAACTTTTGCCTCCGCGAGCATGATATGCCATATTCCACGCTACTTGATGAGGGGAGACGCGCACCGCGTTTGCCTTGGTTACCTTCAACTCTAACCAGAAAGCCAACCCATCCCAAACGATATGGACATCAGGAACACCGCCCCCAGATTTATTCTCTATTCTTGTCAGGTGACATTTGGGCGGACATTGCTTCTTTATCCTTTGCCAACAGAGCCTCGCTTCGTTTGCCATTATCAGTCACGTCCTTATAGTTTCCATCAATCACAAATGCTTGGGGATATTTCTTTTGTAGGTCAGATAAACGAGCGACAATGTCATCTCTTGATAGCTGATCTAACGTGTTGATATTCTCACGACGATCGATCGTCAGACCTCCAAGAGCCGATCTTATTTTCTCTGCATTTATAGCCGCTGAAAATTGTCCTTGATCCTCTGCCCCTGCACTCAACACTGACAATCTTTCCAACTGTCCTATAGTTGTCACTCCATATCGACGTTGCCGTTCATCGCGTAGTTCTTTCACATATTCTAAAACGTACGGGTAATCCCTACCGTTCAAAAGTTTTGAAGCGGTAGTCTTTGCAACCTTCTCTGAATACCCTGCTTTCCTAGCGCACTCAGCATTTGAATATATGCCGTCCACATAGAATTTAGCAAAAGTCATTTGTCGGTTGGTTAATGTAATATTGTAATCATTTTCTATCTTTTTCTTAATTTTTGACATTTATTGCTCCCAAATCACGTCATTTTAGGCACGATAACACGGTTTTTTCCCCATATATAGCCTTTTTTACCACTAAAACAGTGGTTTTGACCCCCGAATTATAGGTACATTCGGCCTAATTGCTTGTTTTTTTGTAATCATTTAGCCCTTTTTGTAATCACCGTAATCACGTTTGTAATCATTTTTGTCCTCAGATAGTCATATATATAAGGTGTTAAAGCCTGGTCCAACTTGGATGATTACCTTTATTACGGTCAAAACGTTTTTTTTTTTTTTTTTTTTTAAAA